TTCGTGCGCTGGCACGAGACGTAGGCGACCTGGCCGGCCACGTTGAGCTCGTGGCAGAGCCGGTGCAGCACCTTGAGGCCCGCCTGAGCGTGGCTGTAGTCGATGGTCCAGATGAGATAGGGCATGGTCATTGCCAATGCCTGATCTCGGTCCGGAGTTCGATCCGGTGCGCGCCGTGGTTGCTCGCCAGGGCGCCCCACTCGACGATCTTGGCGTGGCCGCCGAACAGGTCGGGCACCTGGCCGATCCGGAGACCGGCCGCGCGCACCTGCATCGAGAAGTGGATGTCCTGCAAGCCATAGCGGCCCTCGGGCGGGGCGTCGACCGGGATCGGATGCGCGCTCCACTGGCCGTAGCGCAGGACGTACTGCCAGTCCGACGAGAACCACGGCCGCGGGAGTGTCTCGAAGACCTCGCGCCGGATCAGCGTCGAGCCGAGGCCGGACCAGCGGACCTCGCCCTGCTCATCATGGTTGATGCAGGCCCACGCATCGGCGACCGGGTAGTCGACCGCGACGACGGGGAACTCGTCGAGCATGTCGAACGATGCCGTCAGCGCCGTCGGGGGCGGGACGTTGTCTTCCTCGACGAACCACAGCGCATCTGCGCCGGTCGCGAGCCCGAGCTCGGCGACCTTCTCGTGGCAGTCGGGGATCGGAAGGTCATGCGTCAGCCGCCAGCCACGAAACTCGTGACCAGCGGCCTCCGCACGTTCAACCGCAGCCATCACGGCCTCGACGGTCCTCGAGTGAACGAGGCCGCGCGAGGGCGTGACGACTGCAAAGGTGCTCATCCGCTCGAAGCTGCCTGGGGCTAGCTGCGGATCAGCGTGATCTTCTGCGCCTGGAGGGTCTTGACGCCGTACAGGAGCTCGTAGGTGACCTGGACACCGCCGAGGCGGATGTCGTAGCCCATGAGCACGCTGATGACGATGCCCGACTCCGGATCGAGGACGTTCGCCCGACGGGCGCCGGTGCCGGCAGGCGGCTCGGGCATCCCGCGGTAGGCGATGAGGGCCGCGTCACGCCGCCACCCGACGTTCTTGGTCTGGACCGGGGTCCCGGCGACGGCCGTGACCAGCTGCGAGGACAGGACATCGTCGAAGCCACCGAGAGCGCCGAGGCTCTGCGGGGTGACGTTGATGCTCGGCCGCGCGAAGGCGATCCAGTTCGCGATCGTGCTGTCCTGTGCCAGCGCGACGGCATCCTTGGTGGCGATGGCCGCGTAGCGCTGGCCCTGCGGCGCCTTGTTGTCCGTGAGCTTCTGCCAACCGGCGAGGAGCGTCGCGAACGACAGGTTGGTGCCGTAGGTGCCGACCGTGTTCGAGCCTGCGCCCGACACGAGCTCGGCCAGGACCTTCGTCTCGACGTCCTCGGCGAGTGCGATCGCGGCCGCCTCACCATAGCGCGCCATGACGTCCTGGTTGGACTCGGCCCGGACGATGTCCTCGATCGTGAAGCTGACCTCACGATGCTCGTTCAGCGTCAGCTGGACCTCGGTCTCGCCGGACGGCTGCTGGATCGTGAACTCGGTGTTCGCCGACTTGTCGTTGACCGTGAACGTCCCGGGGTACGGGATGTGCAGGGTGTCGCCCGTATTGAACGTCGCGACTTCGGAGTCACGGACGATCCGCTGCGCGGCGACGATGTTCGCCCGGAGGAAAGGGATCGCGGACTGCGCCCAAAGCTCCGGGATGAAGTATTGCGCCTGGGTGACGTCGATCGTGTTCGCCATTGGAGGTCTCCCGCGAGTAGGGATGAGATCCGCGTCCCGTCGTCACTCGCACTCCGACGAAACAGGTTGGCGGCACGACCGCCGTCGCTTTAGCCGGTGATACGACCCTCGTGGCGTGCCGCGAGGATGTCGGCCTTGTTTGCCTCGTAGAACTTCGGATCGCGAAGCTCCGTGAGGGTGTACGTGCGACCGGCGGCCGCACGTCCGCCGGCGGTGCCGGTATCGAACGAGCCGGCCGGACGTGATGCGGCGATCAGGTATGGGTCGCTCTTTGCGAGTGCCGCCAACTGCTGCTCCACGTTCTTGACCGTGCCGTCGCTATCGACCTCGAGACCGCTGTGGTCGAGCAGGCGATATGCCATGTCGGGGTTCGCATATCCGAGCTTCGCAGCGGCTCCGCGGGTGGCGTCCCGGATCGTGAGGTCTTTGATCCTCGCTTCCAGGTCCGCCTTCGCGCTCTCGGTCTCCGTCAAGCGCTTGGTGAGCCGTTCCTGCTCGGAGAGCTTCGCCTCGTCAGCCTTGCGTTGCTCCTCCTCGAAGGTCTTGAGGCGGGCCCGGAGGTTCTGTGACTCCGAGCGCAGCTTCTTGGCTTCCTCGAGGGAGATGGACTCCGGCTGATGCTCTCCACCCGACACATCCGCCTGGGTCGTGTCGTTGCCCGCCGGGGGCTGCGTTCCCGGATCCGCCTGGGTTCCGGTCGCGCCTGTCTCGTCGCTCATCGTACTTGGGTTCTCCTAGTTGTCAATGGGTGAGTACAGATTGCTACAGGTTTCTCACGGGATGGGAACGGGCGGCGTGCCGGAGCCGGCTGGCCCTGTGACGGTTTCCTGGGTCTTGAGTGGCACCGGCCGGACGACCGGGATCTGCGGCTCGCGGGCGCGCATGTCGACGAACCCCGTGATCTGCGTCGGCGTGTAGCCGGCATCCGCCCACAGCTGCTCCTCGGGGACCCCGATGGAGGCGAGCTTCGTGAGCGCGTCGACATGCTCTGACTCTGTCCGGTATTCCGGATCGCGCCAGATCGTCTCGGCCGCGACATAGGTGCCGCGTTTCGTGTCGCCGAGCGCGAGGAACGACAGCCGCTCGATCTCCTCCCATGCGTCCCCGAAGTCACGGGCCCGACGCTTCGCCTTGGCGACCAGGCCGGTCTCCGCCGCTCGCAGGGACTCGCCGGATGGCGGCTGGCCGCCATGCGAGAGGAAGTAGTGGTACGGCGTCCGGGTTAGTGCAGCGATCTCGCGCACGAACTCGTCGATCGCGCGCACCTGGCTCGAGGTATCGGTCTGCTCGAAGTCGCCGAACTTGGCATCCGGCGCGGCCGTCGACCACACCCGGTTCACGGATGCCTGGAAGGGCTCGACGCTCTGCTTCGTCTCGGGGTTGATCGGGATGTCGATGCCGGTGGCCCAGCGCTGCCGGAAGGCGGCGTATTCCGACGACATCAGGAGGTCGAGCCACACCTTGTTCAGCCCATCGTTCAGCGGGATCACCGGCGAGATCTCGCTCGCGCCGACGCTGTCGAGGTCGGGGTCGTTGACGAGTGCCACGACCGGGACGAGCCCGATGTCGTGCGTCAGCGGCCATTCCTCGCCGGACACTGTCCGGGCGACCCATGCCTTCGTGTCGACGGAGCGCTCGTACTTCTCGACGCTATTCGGGTAGTAGAGGGTCGCGAGGACCCGCTTGTCGGGGGTCGTCCAGCGCTTCATCGCGACTGCCCGCACGAGCGGATCGTCGCCATACCCGATGACGACCTCCTCGGGCTTCTGGACACGGATGATCGGCGGGCCGCCGGCCTCGGTCGGGGGACCGACGATGACCGGGCAGTCGCTCTTGATGATCGCCTCGCGATGCGCCTTCTGGCTCTGCGCGTCCATTTGGTTCGCCTGCCAGATGTCCCACGCCCTCTTGTCGGCCTGGGTGCCACCGAACCGAAAGCCGGTGACGGTGAGGCGCTCCTCGAGCGCCTGCACGACCGGCTTGCAGAAGTTGGCCGAGAACAGGGCATATGTGTCGCGGACCTTCCGCCGGTACTCCGGCGTCGCATATCGGAGCGGCTGCGCGCCGTTGTAGTAGGCGTCGAGGATCTGCATGGTGCGCTTGCGCTGGTCGAGCTCGCGCCCGAGGCGGTCGAGCCACCACTCCGAGGAGAACGGGGTCATCGCGTCGTCGTAGGCCATCATCATCACCAGCTTCGGATCGTTCGGTCGATAGGTTTGGGCGGCTCGTCCATCGTCATCGCGGCTTCGTAGGCGAGCACATCGGCGACCGCGGCGTCGAGGCCATATCCGTCCTCGCCCTTCACGATCACGTACTTGGTTCGCTGGTCCTCGGCGTCCTGGTGCAGATGGACCCTCCGCAGCTGCGCGTGCTTGACGTGCTCCGCGGTCAGCGGGTCATCGTCGTGGGTGGTGGTGCCCTCCCGGATCGCCGTCCGCCATCGGTCTACCGCGGGCGCCATGCGGGTCGGCTGGTTCGTGTCGAAGTTGAGGATCAGGTGGACGTCCTTGCCGGCGACCTTCTTCTCGCCGTACTTGCGGCGCCAGTCGTCGAGCTCGTCCCACCATTTCGGCGGATCCGCGAGCATCAGGCCGACCCGCCAGGTCGCGAAGATGCGCGCGATCTCGTCGTTGACCTCCTGACGATTGACTGTCCAGTCGTGCTCGTCAGGATGGTCGGCCATCCAGCGCGTCAGGGCGTCTCCTCGAGGTCGGACCCAGGCGCGGATCAAGAACCGATAGCCGTCCTGCGTGCAGCCCCGGAGGACGGTCGCATCGCGCGAGATCGAGCCGTCGAACCCGACGCCGATGATGGTCTTGGCTGGGACGTCCCGCGGCCGGGTGAGATCGTCCCATTGGCGCGGGTCTACCGCCCTACCCGCCCCTGTGGTGCGGATATTGAACCAAAACCGCAGCGCTTCGTCCCAAGGAGTCGCCGGATCGCGCATCTCGAGGATCCGGCGGTCGTAATCGACCCACCAGGCGTCCCCATAGGTCTCTTTCAGGGCCGCTCGGAGCCGTTCGTCGGGCCAATCGGGGTCCGGCTCGGTCTTGGGGCGCGGCGCGAAGCGCATGATGCCCGCCGCGCCGGCGTCAGCGTCGACTCCGGAGGTCTCGGCGACCGATTTGAGCCCCAACGTCGGCGCGTTCGTCGTCTCGAGCGTCCGACCGCCCATTTTCGCCGTGTTTCGCTTCAAAACCCCGGCCAGGGCGACCCCGTGATTGCTGCGGAACCACAGATGGGTCTCGTCGAGGACCGCGTAGGTGATCCGGGCGCCCTCATGCGACCCCGCGGCGGCCGTGATGGGCTCAAGCGTCCCCGGGCGGCCGTCCGTGAAGTGCAACCGGGTCCGGCCGAGGTCGATGTTGAGCGCCTTGGCAGCTGCGCGGTCGTTCGCGGACAGCATCGAGTAGAGGACGCCGTACGTGTTCTCGGTCTGATCCTCCGACACGGCCGCGATCTGGACCCAGGGCGCCGGCCGCCCGCCGGTTCCCCACGCCGCGCCCTTCGGCTCGCCGTCGTCGTCCCAGCCGTCGAAGTTGACGGGGCCGCAGAACTCCTCGATCGCGTCGACGGCCGCCCACGGCGACTTCCCCCAGCCCTTCGCGGTCTCCATCTGGCCGCGCCGGTGGACCTTGCGGCCGGTCTCGGGATCGAGGCGGTGCCATTCGACCATCAGCTTCGCCTGCTCGTCGGTGAAGATGAGTGGCTGCGACTCGTCCGACGGTGACGGCAGGTAGGTCGAGGCGTGCTCGAGCACGAGCCACCCGAGGGACGGGAAGTCGCCCTCGAAGCGCGGGCCGCGCCATGCGTTCTTGCGGGTCGGTCGCGCGACGGTCAGCGTCACGACGCCTCCTCCGCGGACGGCAGCGCCCGCAGGTGGTCATACCGGCCGGTCGGCGTAACCGTCGGCGACGTGACGGGCTTCTCGTCGGCCTTGGGCGGCGCCCAGCGGAGTGCCTGCTGGCCCTTGAGGCTGATCCCGAGGTTGTCCTCCCACATCCGGAGTTCGTTGGCGCGCTGGAACTGCCCCCGCTCGACCTGGTCGAGCAGGCGGATGCAGGTGCGGAGATCCGGAAGGTTGTCGGGACTCCAGTGGCTTGCGTACCACGCACCGAACCACACCCGCCACGCTTCCTGGGCGGCCTTCACCAGCCGCGGTGGCGCCGGCGGGATCGGGCCGTGCTGCCAGCCGATCCCCGGTACGGGCTGCCACTCGCCGCGCGCGGGCACATTCCGGCGACGACGTGTCTCTGGCGACTTGGGTGCGGGACCGCTCATGCGCTGGCTCCGAGGGTGTAGAGTGATCGCGAACGGCTGTTGTGAGCCGCGTCGTCATGTCCGGGGAGTGGCACAACACGCTCCCCGGGCAACCTCGAGGCCCGATGGCGACGACCGGCCGAAGCTGCGAATACGAGCCCTGTAGCAAGTCGTTCACGCCATCGACGCTCGGGGGCAGCCCACAGCGTTTCTGCACGAGACGCTGCATGCTGAACGCTGGGTCGGCGGCCGCGCGCGAACGCCGGCGACTCCGGCTCGCTCCGTTCACCTGCCCGGCGCCAGGCTGCGGCAAGTCTTTCCGGTCCGCCGACCATAAGGCCAAATATTGCAGCGCTGGATGCCGCAACGCCGGGCGCGCCCCGCGGCTGACCCATCCCTGCAATGACTGCGGCGGTGCGATCGCCGCGGGTAAAGGTCCGCGCTGTCGAGCGTGTATCGACCGGCGAGCCAACCTCCGCTTCATTCGGCGAGTAATGGCCGATAGCGAGCGCCGGATCCGTTTCCTCGACCGCGTCCTCGATGCGACCACGCCGCGCACCTGCCCGTGCGGCGTCGTTTTCACGCCAGCCAACATGAGCAACTTCGCGATGATGCAGGTCTACCACGACGCCGACTGCCGAGCGCGTCACGAGCGCCGACGACCTCGCAATATGGTGCGAAAGCAGCGAAGCAAGGCCGTGCGACGCAGATGGCACGCCCTGATCTACGAACGCGACGGCGGTCGCTGCTATCTCTGTGGACAGCTGGTCGACCGCAACTTCCGGTTCCCCGACATCAAGTCGTCGACGCTCGACCATGTCATGCCCATGAGCGCCGGCGGCAGCGATGATCCCAGCAACCTCCGCCTCGCCCACCTGGGCTGCAACATGGACAAAGGTGATCGGCTGCCCTACTGGTGGGAGAAAGCCGCCCCCTGGGCGCCGCAAACCCTCCAAACCCGTACATGAGGCGAGACAGG